TATGGAGCCAGAGGCTCGCGTTGTAGAACTGCGTCCGCGGCCAATCGGTCTCGTTCCAGATGACGAAGTCCTCCTCGCGATCGAAGAGCGGCGCGAGATCGCCGACGATGACCGTATCGAGATCAAGCGAGACGTACCGATCGCCGAACCACGTGCGCGCCTCCTCGGCGAACGCGCGCAGGCGGACGTAACACGAGGGCCAATTCCAGCCCTCGGGCGGTGGAATCTCGATGAGGCCGTCATTCCAGATCGGGATCGTCTCGATCCCGTCGAGGCCGGTGGGATCGTCGGTGACGCAGACGAAGCGATGCGGCTGGTCGTAATGCGCCGCGACCATGCGCTTCAAGGTGTGCACGGTCTCCGGCGCGTACTTCGAGCGATACGCGCGTGGCGGGCGCCACTTCCAACACACGACGGTGATCACGCGCCCACCTCCGGGAGTACTTCCTGTTTTTCACCCACGCGCGAGGCGATCGCGGCGCACTCCAGGGTGAGTTCGTCACGGAGATCGGCCGTCTCGAAGGCGTGCAGGCGCGTCCGCGGCGTGCAATTGCGAACCGCAATCCCGCCGGCCGCGAGCGCCGGCGCGAGCGTCTCGTAGGCCCGGCGGAACGCGGCATAGTTCGTCTCGGTCGATTCGGTCAGGCCGACCGGGTGGCGGCCGAAGAAGTGCGACTGCGCGGCGAGCGGCCCGCCCTGATACCCGAGAAGGAGCACCTTTCGCGCGCCGAGATGCACCGCCAGATTGATCGCGGCATAGCCCGAGTTCCCGCCCGTCCGGAGCCCGGTCGGATCGGACTCCAAGCCCTCGACGCCGGTGTGCCTGAGCACGACGATCGGCGCCGCCCAGGGCCCGCCCAGGATGGGATCGGCGGCGCCCCGCTTCGAACCCACCGAGACGCGGAGGCCCGTATAGTCCGCCACGCCGCGATAGAACCGCCACCACGCGCGATCGGACGAATACAGGACCGGCGCCCAGGGCGCGAGGCGGATCGCGTCGTTGACCGCGATCACCGGCAGGCCGGAGGCCCGGACACGCGCGACGTCGCCGTCCGTGAGCGTGGGCCCGCTCGCCAGACAGACGATCGTCGCGCCCGGCCAGAACTGCAGGACGCTAGGCAAAGCTCGGCCTCCGGAGCGGATGGAGCAGGCGGCGCAGGCCGGCGCGTAGATACGCGCTCTGCTCGGGCGTCTCGGGCTTCTCCTCCGCATCGTCGCCGCGGAAGCGCCAGAGTTCGCCGGTGTACCAAAGAATCGCGCCGAGGACGATCGCGAATTCCGCGTCGGCGGTCGGATCGGTATCGACCGTCCACGCGTTGTCGAGGCGGCCAATGTGCGAGAGCACGCGCGCCGTCGCGGTAGCGATCTTCTGCTCCACGTCGGCCTGCGCGTAGTCGTCCTCCAGGTTGAGGTGGGCCTTCGCTTGCTCGTAGGTCACCAGCGTGAGCGACATGGTCAGTACCGCACGCCGGGCAAGCCCTGCTCGCCCCGATCGCCAGCGGGGCCGCGCGTGCCGGGTTCGCCTTTCTTGCCGGGCTCCCCGCGCTGGACCGCGAGCGTCCAGGCCGCGATCCCCTCGACGGGCCGCTCGGCCGTCGCCGCCTGGCACACCCAGATCGCGCCCGCATAGGACACCGCGTCGCCGGGCTCGAAGGCGGCGCCCTTCTGATAGAAGCCGCAATACAGGAGTTCGGCCGTCTTCCAGGATCCGATCGCGGACCCATCCGCGCGCCGGACCGTGATCGTCCGGCCCTCGCGTTCGAACGTCACGCCGTCGAGCGTCCCGTCGCGGCCCGGCTCGCCCGGCAGGCCGCGCTCGCCTGGCGTCCCCGCCGCCCCAGACAGACCGGGCGGACCCGGCGCGCCCGGCGCGCCCGCAGGGCCGGGCTCGCCCGCCACCCCGCGCTCGCCCGCCGTGCCCGGCGTGCCTGGCGCCCCCGCAGGGCCGACGGGGCCGGGCTCGCCCGCAGGGCCGACGGGGCCGGGCTCGCCCGCCGCCCCGCGCTCGCCCGCCGGCCCGGTCACGCCCGGCAAGCCGTCGCGGCCATCCCGCGGCGCGATCGAGAGGAGCGTCTGGCGGACCACGCGCTCGACTTGCGCGCAGACCAGGCGCTCGACGACGGGCGCCAATTCTTCGAGCAGCCGCTCTACGGTGGGCGTCATGGCTGGAGCCGCTCCCCGTAATACTTCGTGAGCCAGGCGCCCGCGCCCGCGGCCACGAGCTCGGGCGGGACGGCGTCCGCCTCGTCCGCCGGCGGGGCGCTCGTGTCCGGCGGCGGCGGCGCGGGCGCGGCACTCTCGAAGGGATCGGCCTTCGCGTCCCGCTTGGCGAGCGCCGCGAGCGAGTAGTTCTGTTGCTGCAGGTACGGCGTCTCGCCGCCGGACACGGGCCCGAGATCGAGGTACCGGAAGCGGGCCTCGTTGGGCGACATGCCGCCGCCCTTGATCGCGTCCGACGAGGCTTTGACTTTCGAGGCCGTGTCCATCCGCATGAGATCGTCGAGATCCATCTCCGTCCCGATCGGGCGGCCCGCCTCGTTCTTCGTCATCTCCAGCCCTTCGTCCATCAGGAGTTCGATGCACTCGATCAGGCTCTGGAGACATTGCGAGTAATAGAGAATCTGGAGCGTCTCGGGGTTCGTGTTCGCCGGCAGCGGACCGATCCCGATCATGTAGGGCGGGACGCGAAAGGCCGTGCACGCATTCTCGGCGGTCCAGCGCAGCTGCTCGATGAGTTGCGAATCGCTCGCCGAGATCGCCATCTTGTCGTACGTCAAGCCGTCGCCGAGCACCGCCACGCGGCCCACGTTCTCGCCCGTGAACGCGGCTTCCCACCGCTCCTTCAGTTCGTCCGCGTTCGTCTGATCGATGTGCCCCGGCGCGGTGAGCACGCCCGACGGGACCGCGTTGTTGGTAAAGAAGCGCGCGGAATTGTTCTGAATCTGGATGCCCTGGAGCGCCGACACGCCGCAGGCATAAATCGGCGACACGCCCACCAGCGGGTGATAGAGCGGCACCATCACGTCATGGATGATTTCCGATTGCGGAATGACCACGGCTTCCGACAGCCGCGAGAGCCGATCGGGCCCGAGCTTGTAGTAGACCGCGCCATCCGGCGCGACGAGCGGCGTCACGCAGGTCGGATCGAGGATATAGAGCGCGCTGACCATCCCGCGCCCGTCTCGCTGCTTCAGGACGTACGTGTTGCCGTGGATCAGCTTCGAGACGACCCACTGCTCGTAGAACTTGATGCGATTCTGGATGCGGTTCGGCCGCCGGAGCACCGGGGAGTGGGCCGTGTTCTCCGTCTCCGTCCAGATCCCGTCCTCGTCCTGCTCGACCAGGTGGATCCGGAGCTTGCCGACATCCGAGCCGATGAGGGTGACGCAGGCATACACCGCGGCATGCGCCAGGACGGTCTCGGCGCTCGCGGTGACGTTCTGTTGCCAGGCGCCGGGGTGGCTTTCGCGAATGACGGGCCACCACCCGCCCCCGCCACGCGTCGGGACAGACGAGACCCCGGCCGGGCCGGCCGCGGTGCTCGTGCGCAGGCCCTTGACGCGCAGACGGAAAGAACGCCACCACGCCATGCGTCCTCTACGACTCGGCTTCCAGATCGCGCCGCCGGTAGCGGCGCCGCTTGGTCTCGGGCTCGGCCCCGCGCGGGAGCTCGGCCGTCAGCGCACGCCCCAGGACGGGCGGCGGCGCCGCGAGACGGCCCGTCGCCGCCTCGATCGCCGCCGGCGCCGGGCGCGTCAGCGAGATCCCGCCCTGCCGGTACGCCTGGGCCGCCTCGACCGGCGTCAGCTGGACGAGCTCGCCCTTGCGGCGCGGGCGGCCGCCGACGGTCCACCCGTCCTTGGCCACCTGGACCCAGATCGGATCGGTTCGCATCGGCGCGCTTACGAGCCGCCGGCCCAATCGACGTGGTTCATGAACACCACGGCGCCGCTCCGCAGCTTCTTCCAATTGATGAAGCGCTCCGCCTTGAGGGCGAGCGAGTTCGTCTGCCACATCGAGACGAGCTGGGTCGGCGTGGGCGCGACCGAATCCCCGGTGGGCGTATCGCTCATTTCGAGCGAAGCTTCGCGGCTCGCTTCGATGGCGACCGCGCCATCGTCCGCGAGCCCGATCGCTTTCGCATTGAGCGCGATCACCATGTCGCCGGCGGCCGTGGTGTGCGCGTACTGCGAGGCGATCGCCGGAATGCCGACGAGGGTGCCGCCCTGGAGCGTCATGCCGGGGAACTCCGGCGTCCCCATCGCATTCGTCATCAAGGACAGCTGGAGCGCGAGCGCATTCGGCAGCACGAGCACCAAGTCCCCGACGTTTTGATTCGAGACGACGAAGGCCTGGAGGATCGCCGCGAGATCGGCGCGAATCGAGTCGGGGGTGGTGCCCGCCGTGCTCACGAGCGGGGTGACGCCGTTGGTAATCGAGGCCGGCGACACGTTCGCGACCGCCGCCTTCGCCGGATCGACGAAATCGATATCGAGCCGCTCGACGAGCGCATCGCGCAGCCCATCGCGGACGAGTTGTTCCGCCGACGGCGACGACGTGCGCGCGAGTTCGTCGGTAATGACGGAGATCGCCGCCACTTTCGAGGGCCCGAGCGCCTGGCGATCGTACGAGAACTTGGTGAGCGGCTTCGCCTTGCCCTCGCCCACCCAATAGCCCGCGCCGCCACTGGTCTGCCCGATGATCCCCACGTTGAACGGGACCGCCTGGAGGCTCGGAATCCCGCCCGTCCCGAATTTCCCGATGATGGTTTGCGGACGGAGCCAGGCGATGAATTCCTGCGTGAGATTCGTGTAATCGACGAGCGCGCCCGCCCAGTTCGGATCGGTCGTCGTCCCGGCCGGGACCGCCGCGCGTTCCAGGTACTGGTGAATCCGGTGATTGTCCGGATACCGCGCCTTGGCGACCGCGAGCGGCGAGATCGAGAACTGATGCTGGAAGGCGACGAGCCGACACATCACCATCCGCGCAAATTCGATCCCCGGATCGAGATTCTGCCGCAGGAAGATCGGCGTGCGCGGACGCGCGGGATCGGCGCTGCGGGAGTCGGCGGCGGCCTCGCGGCTCCGCCCATCGGCCGGGACCGCGGCCGCGCGATTGGACGCCTCCAGGGCGCTGAGCCGATCGAGATGCTTCTGCAACTCGTCGACCTTGACCTTGGCCGCGTCGTATTCGGTCGACTGCGCTTCGTCCAAGGTCACCCCCGCCGCCGCGGCGGTGCCCATGAGATCGCGCATGCGGGCGGCGGACGCCTCGCGCATGCTCGTGTAGCTCTGGATCTGTTCGAGCGTGGTTAGGGTCGTACTCATGGCTGCGGTGCTCCTCTGAAGATCAAACGCCTTGATGGTGTGAATCGACGCCTCGGCATTCGCCGGAATGGCGACGAGGGACAATTCGAGAATTTCAATCTTGGTGAAGCGGAGCCCGCCGCCCTTCATCATCTGCACGCCGCCCTCTAGCGGACGGAACCCGATCGAGACACCGCGAATCAAGGGCGGCCGGGACTTGACCGACTGCCAGGCTTCCTCAACCCGATCCCGGAGGGTCCCTGGCTCGGCGATCGCGGGGATCGAGGCGCGGAAGGCAATCCCGGTCTCGCTCGGCTGGCCCATCGTCGCGGCCCCGACGGGCTTCTTCGCATCGTGGTACAGCAGAAGCGCCAGCGGATTGGCGAAGGTCGCGCCCATGGGCTCGATGACATCGCCCATGCGATCGGTCGTGGGCGACGTGGCCAGCCCTTCGATCGCACGCTGCTCGCCATCGAGCGCGCGGACCTCCAACTGGGCGTAGGCGCGGTGGATCACCGCCCACGAAAATACGGCCGACGGCGGCGCGCGCGAATTTCTGGAACCGAAAATTAGGTGGATCGCTCGAACATCACGCGCGCGATCGTCTGGCGGCCGCGGCCCGCGCACGCCGAACACGCGACGGTCGCCACAGTACTGGTCGGATCGCTCCCAACGACCGTCCGGCTCGCCGAGTACTCGAAGGCGCGCGCGCGATTGAGGCCCGTCCCGGCGCAGGCCGGACAGGGCATCGTGGGCGCCGGCTTCCCCGCGTCGAATTTCGATCGGCGCATCACCGCCTCCCTTCCGGGGGGCGCTGGGCCACTGCGCCAGGCCGCGGGACCGATCGGCGCGCGGCGATCTTGCGGCGGGCGTCGGCGAGCTCGTCGCCGTGTTTGGCCGCGGCCACGCCGAGGGCTTCATCGTGGCCGCGGAACTTCACGGCGATGCCGGTCGGCTTCCAGGCCGGATCGGGCGCGTCATCGACCCCGAGCACATGCAGAATCCAGCGCAGTAGCATCGGGCCTCCTCTGGATCAACGCGAAAACCGGATCAGGCGGCCGCTCCTCAGAAGAATTTCCGGCGGGATGGGCGCCATCGATAGCTTTCTGGACGCCGGAAGCCTTCGCGCCAGCGTTCATGAATCTTGGCGCGGCCGCGTTCATAGCTCCAATTGAGCGCGGCGGGCTCTCTGATGAGCGCCGTTTCGCGTTCATACCAATCATCGACACATGCGATCGTCGCCACCTGTGCCGGC